TGCATTAGCCACTATGCTATATTACCATATAGAAACACACTAGAGTGGGATTCGAACACCACGTTCGCCAATTTCTTTTATCAGCTTCTTACCTACTAGAAGATCCAGTATGTTTTTATATGGTAGGACGTATTGGATTCGAACCAATGACCAATAGATTAAAAGTCTACTGCTCTACCAACTGAGCTAACGTCCCACTAATCTTATCACTCTTGTCACTGTCCATTTAGACTCTCCTTTTAAAATAAACCAAATTTAATTACACTAGGATGTTTGATAGAAATAACAGTTTTGAACCTGCCCTACCGTGCCGTCCACGGACTTGTCTATCAATCACATTACCTGCCAACTTGATCCAGCGTGTCTCGCCCTTTCGGGTCTACTTTCGTGTATTCCTAGTAGAGCCAGCCCGTCAGCTGGTATAGTACTCTACTAGGGTACCTACCGGAGTTGGTAACCTAATGCAATTAAATTTGGTACTCGGTACGAGAATCGAACTCGTCTTTCCGCCTTGAAAGGGCAGCGTCCTAACCGATAGACGAACCGAGCAAATAATTGCCATAAATTGTTAAAGAACTGGAGCAACGGGAGGGATTTGAACCCCCGGTTTTCAGGATTTGCAATCCCGTGCATTGGACCTCTCTGCCACCGTTGCATTGTTTAAGTATCTATTGTAGCACCACTGGCTGCTTTTGTCAAGTGCTTTTGTTGTATTTTCACAACACCGTTTGGTACCCCTGGTCTGATTCGAACAGACAGAACTACTCCTTTTGAGAGAGTCGACTTTACCAATTTGTCCACAGGGGCATTGTAAATACAAGATGAAAGCCGAATTCAAAGAACTACGACCGTTCGTACATCAGTTTCGTTTAACAGATATGCCATTTACATTAGCGGACATATTAAACGAAGTTAACAGCTATGATTGGAAAACTTGGCGTGATGTCAACAGCTCACGATACAAGGAAAGTCATCCTAATAAGTTTGGGCCGATAGTTTCTAATCTACGAAATTTCTTTGTCAGCGACGATTTTCAAAACCAACTGCTGACTGTGATAAGTCAACGTCCAGAATTCTTTGGAAGCTACTGGCGTGACGATCAAACACTGTTTAGAAACAAACTAACACCTATCTTCGAATGTGATATGGATACACCTGGATTCCAAATGAGTCCGCATCTCGATGACCGCGGCCTTGTTATCGTTGGTATGTGTCATTTTATCGAGACTGATGATCCCGATCAAAGTTCTACATTCTATTCTTCAGAGTCCGGAGATGATCCGTTACGTATGCCTACTGGCTTCGGCCAAGGCTGGGTAAACGCTAATCTACACAATACCTGGCACTCCGGACATAACCTAAGCAATCAAAATAGATTCAGCATCAAGTTTGGTACTAGAATCGATTTTAAAAACTAATGGTGCTACCTCCAGGGATCGAACCTGGTTCAACGGTTCTTCAGACCGCCGCTATGACCACATCAGCTAAAGTAGCATTGGTACCAGCGGAGGGGATCGAACCCTCTCAAGAACGCTAATCTGGCGCTAAAAGGCGTATAAGACCTCTCTGACTTCCAAGTCTCGCTGGCAAATGAAAACCCCACAGCATCAACTATGTTGAACAAGTAAGGCCGTGTTTGGGGTGAAAGCGGGAATCGAACCCTGTCTAACTGTTTCACAGACAGTTGTGCAACCACTACACTACTAACACCATTGATTGGCCGGCCCGGAGAGACTCGAACTCCCAACCTCTAGTTTCGAAGACTAGCACTCTAATCCATTGAGTTACGGACCGATAAACTTGGCACGGGAACTAGGACTCGAACCTAGAACGACACAGTCAAAGTGTGTTGTGTTACCATTACACCATTCCCGAACAGAAAAATTGGTAGCCTATCTTGGGAACGATCCAAGGACCCCCGCCTTATCAAGACGGTGCTCTACCACTGAGCTAATAGGCTATATGGCGTACCCCCAGGGACTCGAACCCCGACGAACAGTTTTGGAGACTGTGATGCTGCCATTACATTAGGGATACATACTCTTGGCGGAAACGGTGAGATTCGAACTCACGGTGCCTTTCGACACGACAGTTTTCAAGACTGTTGCAATAAACCGGACTCTGCCACATTTCCATAACTTGGTGGAGGCGGTAGGAATCGAACCTACGGTGTTTCTGATGTCACTGATTTACAGTCAGCTGCCTTCGCCGCTCGGCACACACCTCCATAACACACTGTTTCCAATGTGTATATTAAAACATTCTAATAACGCCTGCTATGCAGTACTACGCTATGGGTGTAGCCGTCCCTATAGAATGCTTTAATATAACTAGTATTTTTTTATCCACACAAGGATAAGCCATCCACTAGTCCGCCCGTTTGCCAGATGTTTATAGTGCCCAGCGAGGTCCTCGTTACCTCTTATCACACTTTGTGCTATCAGTTTACACTAAACGTTGGTGCTTTCGCTAACGCTTCGTGATACTGTCTAGCACGTTCAAACTTATCTTGAATAAGTTTTTGAAGCTGTTCTTTAGTAAGAGTATTACTAAGAGCGGCTTCATAAGCCTGTTCAACAATACGTTCATTCAATTTGCTATAATCTATCTGTTCCATTTTTCCTTTCCTAAAAACAAAAAACCCCAGGGTTTTTAATCCTAGGGTCCTTGAAGTTTGTTATGTAAACTTGTGTGTTACACGACAGTCCTCCGGACCCTAATAATCTCTGGTGTACGATCATATGATAGACTATTAATCGCTAACCAAGAAGAGGGCATAAAGCCTCCCACCTGGGCTATCGATTTACAATTTCTATGTAATGATACGTTTTGCATTTGCTTTCTCTTTATAACCTTTGTTCTTGTAGACAACACTTTGCTGTCTATGTGTTAATTATACAGGTATTTAGACTAGTTGTCAACCTTTATTTGCATTTCTGACAAAATAAATTTTGACCTTTCCTAAACAACTGTATCTATTGTATGCTACTTTTATTTAGCTGTCAACCTAGATATAGCCATATAATGTGGCATTTACGCCACATTAGGCCTGTTGCGTTATTAAAATATGTTTTCCGATTTCGTAAAGGCCGATTGACCCTGGAAGATCTAATGTACAGACGTGTATCTGTGCTTCACCATCATCGCTCATTGACGTTGCGACAAACTCACGAACACGACCTTCTGCAATCTCTCCACGTAGATGATCGATCACATCAAGCATATCTTGTCTTTGTTTTTCTTCAATCTGTTCTTGTCTTGGTTTTAGTGTTACTACGTTTTCCATAACATCCTTATTCTAAAATAAAATCGGCAGCACCGTGTTCAATCATTTCGTGTGCTGTCATATATACGTCGGTTGGTGGTAACAGTCTCTTCTTAACATAGGTCGGTGCTTTACCTGTGGCTGCTACTAGGACATTTGTCATACTGACGTTCAACATATCGTTCTCTTTCATTTCAGCTTTGAGATCGTGATACTTGGCATCACCGCCACCGCCTGCAAATTGATGACACATACAGCTGGTATTCTGTGAAAGATATCGTTCGCCCTTAGATCCAGATGCTACGATTAAAAATGCTGCACTCATTACAGTACCTATTCCGATCGTGCGTATTGGATACTCGCTGGTATTCATTACATCTATCAATGCCAGTGCTTGATATAAATCCCCACCAGTTGAATTAACATAAAGTGTTAGAAGTTTCTCAGCTTTAGTATCGAGATTCTCGTAGGTGATCCATTTAATACACTTGCTGATATTTTCTGATTCGATTTCGCCTGTAAGGAAGAATACCGAGTTTTTCAGCAGGGTAATATCAATGCGATCATCTGCATTAAATTCTTCTATTTTTTTGGCTGTCATTATTGCTCCTAGTATACTTTACTTATCTTATTATAGTATCTGTTAATTTACAGTACTGTTACAGTCCAGCCAATAATAGCAATATAGGTAAGATAGTGTAGGCCTTGATCTGCACCAAACCATACCCAAAACATACGATCCGCAACTGTTAGACCTTTATTCAACTGCTGTTTGGCCCAATCGATGTGATAGTGTACTGCCATATCAAATAATGCAGGAAATACAGCCGCCGCCCCTAGGAATGGTAACAGAATGAACCAAGTACAAATACCGTGGATGGTAGCGTGGTGTATGCCACCTTCTGCACCGTAGGTACCTTTCTGCGCCAACATATAGGGAAACTGCAACACAAAATCGCAGATAAAGTGCTTGATGCCAAACAAGGCCAAAAGCAAGATAATGGTATTCATCGCCATACTCCCCATTGGTTATCCCAATGCCTTGTGTCGTAGACATCAAGTTCTAGAGCATAACCAAATAAACCAATCATAAGGAACACACCTCGATGATCAATATATCCTCTTTTTAATTCAAAACTAAAATCTACGATCTGATGTGTAGCATATCCGTTGAGTTCCCAGGCCTTAGTTCCTTTACCGAATAGGCCGTGCTTACAGAACAGAGTGCGCCATCGGGTGCTCCAGGGATAATCTATTCTGAAGTTGAAATATATCATTCTGGTATCTGCCTAAATCTACTCAAAAAACTTTCTAGGTAACAACTGTATTCTCTAGTTTCGTGTTCGGGAGCGGTTTCTTTAATATAGTGTACCCAGGTATGGCCGTCAAGCTCTATTACGTGTATCACGTGATATTTACTGTTATCGTTAGTGCCTGTCCACTTTGATCCTTCTTTGACCATACGCTCTCCTATTTAAAAATTTCTAATGCATCTGTGTCAACGTTCTCTACCATATGTATCATAAATCTGTAACTGTCCCAAGCAGTCTTGACTGATTGATTCTCGCTGAGCTCTGTCGGGAACATATCTACCCAAACTGAATTCGCAGGCTGCTTATGACGATGCAATCCTTGTCGACGTGGTTGCAGTAGTCTGTTTGATTCCCACAATTCATCTGCAATGCTCTGACACTTGTCTTCTTCAAGTCCATAAAGATAATCATCACGGAACATATAGTCGTTAATAACTGGTGCCAACTGTTCTTTCTCTCGGATACAGGTTGCTGTGATAATGAATGCAACATCGTCAATGGCCACTTTGCCCTCAACGATATCACGGATACAACGACCTAGACTAAAACCGATTTTCATTTGTTACCTTTGTCCATTTTATCTTGGAGTTTGTTAATATTGTCAATAAGCACTTTGAAACCGAGATTCATTTTCTTTTCTAACTCTTCTGGAGAATTAGTAGGAAGGCAGGCTACGGCATACTGCTGTGAGTTTTGTTGGCTGATCTGTACTCGTTCTTTAAGACACGAATTAAAATCAGGATAGGTTGCCAATGCTGTTGTTACACCTAAATTGGTAATAAGAACTAGTTCGTAGAGCATCTGTTGCCTTTCGTTAATTTATGCTACATTACTATTATAGCATCAATTGTACTTAAGAGCAAACATTATTTTGTCCGCTTCTTTGGCAAAATAGAACACATAGGTATCGCCTTCTATTCCTCCAAATTCAACATCCATCCAGACGTAGCTGTCACAATGTGCTAGTGCCCAACGTTTTTTAAGATGAGGTTTTGAACTAGTAGATCGCACGGTATAACATTGATCCAACAGTTCTTTCGGAGGTTTTGGAACAGACTTTTCCCAATCTACTATGAACATCATTTCCACCTCAGGATAAACACAGTGGCGTCACGACTGTCTTCAAAGATAAAGTCGGACCGATGCTTTTCGTAAGGCGCTTGACAATTTTGGATTAACCATTCTGATATACGTGTGGCCTGTGTCATTGCTGTTTCGGACGATAGATTTACTCGTGTCCATCCAATACCTTGTAACATTCCCCAAAGAACTTCACGGTCTATTTCGCGGGCCATTTCTTGGCCGGCCTGTTCCATCATTTCTTCTTCTAGATTCATCGCCATTTTAGAACAAACATCATTCTATCCTGTTCACTACGAAACCAAAACTTACGATTATTCATATACCAACGTAGTTCCGGAGCAGGGGCTTTAGACATATCGTATTGCCACACCTGGGTGCTACCTGGGCCGAACGTTCCCCCACACCATAGTTCCATATCCTTCCAGTTACCACCTATTGGCTCTACAGTATAATATCGTGCGCCATAAACTGTACCTTCACTGAGCACTAGATCTGATACAGGTTGTTGCATAATATCACGCATAAGTCTATCGATAGCTTGACTACTCCAATAACTCTTACCCATTTGGCGACCAGTAATCTGTACCACACCTTTGCCTTTATATTTTGTCATTTTGTCTAATAAGTCTATTTGCCAAATGTGCATTAGGACCACTTCATTGCAAACATTGTTGCATCTTCTGAATTTTGAAAATACCAAGCCCTAACATCATCTTCTCGTATGTCACGGAATTTATGTTGGCAATGTTCCAAACACCAAGACAGTTTTGTATTGAAATCTTCTTGATCGAGCAGGCGAACCACGTGATAGTCTTTTAGGATATCCATTAGCTTTGTGTCCTGCATCATCATCATTCCGATCTTACGATGCGCCATTGGCTCGAAATTTCTACTTTCTTTATTCATTTCTTTATGAGCAACCATTCTGTAAGTCTTGGCCCACGCAGTTTAGCAGTAATTGAATATTGATAACCATAATTAAATTGGTCGTGCATCCTATGCCAGCAGGGTGTCTCTACTGCGTGTTCCATAATCCATTGTCCTTGCTCACTTTGCTGCCATTGATATAACGGTTCTGCTGCATACAGGTCTGGGTCTTCTACATCTCCCATACTGAAAGTGTGAACAACTACTTCTCTCATTTCTTCCACACGATCACCTACAACAGTATAGGTGTATGTAGGACCGTCGGGCTCGTCTCCGAGATAACCGTGTGTATAATCTGTAGGCGGGTTCCTAGCTATAGCCATTTAAGTTGAAATAACGTTGCTTCCGCATCGTCCTTGATAAAAGTAGTCCACATAGGATCGCCACTGTTGAACCTATGTGTGATGTCCGCAGTTGGACACATCCGTGCCATCCATTCTGCAAACTCGGAATCGTTCGCAGGATAGACCCAGCAGTACCAGCCACGTGGTACAAATGATTCGCCAAACCGATTGCCTGGGTTGATTGGCTTAGTGCCATCATCAAACCGCCAGTGTTCTACAATAGTTCTTCTAGCCATTCTTTACAAGGTCCCCAAGTTCGATAGATATGAGCCTGTCCGCCAGCTGCTATCCATTCTTCACAGTTGCTGGTACGGTCATCGATAAGGATGTCACCTAGTTGACAATGAGTTTTTTTGTCGTGACTGTAAGGTCCAAGGAATACTGGGATACCTCTAAAGTGTTCGTGTGCCCAAAATACTTTATCTTGTATGCTCCAAGGCATATCATTGTTATGTGGGATAGCACTTAGGAAACGCACATCCTCGACCAGGCCGTGTTCTTTTACTCGTAGACAAAAGTCAACCAATAGTCCAGCATCTTCTTTAAGTGGTAGGTCTCTATAGAAACGACTGTTACGTTTTAGTTCTTGCCATTTCTCATCTGGTATACGGGCCCACTGATCTCCGTTAGGAAATTTGAGTTGCAAAAACTCTTCTGCGGCAGTTCGCCAGTCAGCGACCACATCATCCATATCTAAATAAATTATCATTTTAGTTTGTTACCTTCCTTAGTTCCCCACTTTAACATAAACATTGTAGCATCATAGTCGTTTTCAAATTGAAAATACAATGCGTGAAAATGTTCACATCGCCAAATACTCTTACAGTTATTGTCACACCATCGTTTCATTTCGGGCAACAGACTGTAGCCTATATAATCAAAATTAATCCTGTAGGGAAATACTGCTCGCGAGCGGGTGCCTAATATTTCGTTCAGTGTTCCAATTTTAGTTTTGGCCATTACCATATTTTAATAGAAACATTGTGCGCTTCTGCTCGTCATAAAAATCCAATCGAACAGTATGCTCACTTCGTTTTCCTTCATACCAACCACCCGGTTCCATATTGTACCATTCATCGTCCTGTGGCCGTCTTACATATTCCGGGTCTTTAACATATTCTCGATGATCACGCACTGTAAAGCCTAAGACTTCTTTCATTTTAGTACGTGACAGATAGACCGAGGGCTTTTCCTTCTGCTTGATCCTTTCAAGGATTGCCACCCATTGACGTGGTTCCATTGTGACTGGTTTCACGACCAAGTCCTGTGTTTTTCAGCCACCCATTCCATTCCGTCGTACTCACCGATTTCCCAATCGACATCACCTGGAATGGTTACAACTTTAAGATTGGCGTGAGCACCATTAGCACCCATACCTAGGTCTTTTACAACCTTAACCAAATAAGGATCATCACGATCTAGATCGTAGTGACTGATCTTGTCTTGACTAGTAAGCTCTAGATAAAGTCGTTCAGCCGCAGGACTTAGACCAAACCCGCCGTGGCAGGTATTGATAACGATGTTATGTTCGCCTTTAAGTTTTTGGATAAACGCTTCAACTTCGCTCATTTTTAAATCTCGTCGTAGTGTTCTTGTGAATGTTTCCATTGCTCTGCACGAGCTTTGGCAGCTTCTGGATCTTTGTTAAACTCGTCAATTGCTGTACGCAGTGCTTCTTCAACAAACTCGTTAAATGTCATATCACGATCGTGTGCCATCTTCATATATGTTAACAGTTCTGCATCTGAGAAGTCAACCGGCATACTTACACGAGTATCATAGTCCTCACCTGCTCGAATAGCCAGTGCTTTTTGAATAAAGTCGTCAACTACATCCAAATCAATATAGTCAACACAATCCCAAGCCTCATTCAAATTAACATCGCGAGCTAGTGCTTCTTTACGATGCTTCTCTTGATTTTTAGGATTAATCATTCTGTAGGCACGATCATTAGTATAGTCGCATACACTTACTTCGTAGACCTTTTGTGTCTTAGTACTGAACACAATACTAAAACTGTATCCACCTACACCGTGGACACCATTCCACGAATCTAGTGTATAGGCATTTGGACCATAACACTGCCAACCATATTCACTGCCCTCAGTGATACGATAGTCGACTAATTCCATCCATTCTTTCATTGTGATCATTTCAGTTCCTTAATATAAAACAGGTTCTTTAGTAGGATGCTCAGACAGTGTCATCCATACTTCTTTTTCTTCGGTGAAGACCAATCCATATTTTTCTAGGACTGATCTACGTTCTACTGCATCATAGCTGATCCAGTCTGCCACAACATCATAGCTACCGTGGCATTCTGGTGGTACACAGTTTTGCAACCAACCAGCCAATGCTTTGAACGCTTCGACAGTATTAGCAGGATGGCTGCGAGCGATTGCACCGCAGAAATCATTTGCCAACACTGAAGTAAAACAGCTACCAGGACTGTAGCCGTGGATGAGATAGTTAGCCATAGGTTCAGCAAAGTCCTTAGGGACCTGCCATTTTGCAAATGTTTCGTATAGTCTGTTGTGACTGTACTTGGTTAACTTCACTGCTCACTCCTAAAGTTTCACTATAGAACTATTATAGCATCATTCTTTGGGTTTGTCAACTTCGTTTTGGATTTTCTTTTCTTTATAAACAGGTTCGGGCAAATAAGGAGTGATCACATAATAATTGGCACTCCACCATCCGATCGCGGAAAAGAATCCAACCACTATCCATTCTACTATCATTATTGTTTCTCCTTAGTAAGATGACACATCAACAAAAAGTGCTCATATGCTGTTCGAACACTTTCGTGAGTCATCAACTTGTCTGCTTCTTCTTGCAAGGCCTTTAGTCCTGCCTCTGCAATGTCTCGACTACTGTTGATGTGTAGTGTAGCAAGTTCGTCTCCGAACTCTTTAGCCAATTTCTTCCAAGCCCGGCGTTGCCCTTCGGTAATAGGAGTACTACGTGGTCGCAGTTCACTGGCCTGCTGTAGTGCTTTGCACATAGCATCTTCAGCCACACGACCTGCGGCAATCATTGGAGCATAAGCAGGATCAATGCAAAACCGACGACTGCTACCTCCGGGATACACCTGCACCAAATGATCGCCCTTTGGAAAGCTATCCAATAGTTCGTTATCGTATTCTGAAACTGGGACATATCGTCGACCTCGCTTTTCATAGTATATCTTTTTCATTCTTCACTCCAAAGTACTCATCAGTTAGACAATTGGCTGCATCATCATATCCGTAGTTAATTAAAACTTGAATACAGTCTTTGGCAACGAGATCGCCTAATGTCTGAGCACGTAGAGCAATCTCAGGAGCAGCGTAGTCTGCCTGCTTCATTATTTTTAAAATACGTTCGTTCATATTACACTTCCAACACAATGTTCGGGTTCCAGCCAGTGTCCTCACTGTAACCGTCGTTTTCGTAACCACGTGGATTACAGACAATACGTGTTTCACCGATAACATAGTCAAATGGGTGATGTGTATGTCCGTGTGTCCACAACTTAACCTGCGGATGATCTAAAATGAACTCACTCAAATCACTGTGGTAACCACCGTTCATCAGTGTTTCGTGAGCATAGATAGGATGTACGCTTTGAAAACTTGGCGAATGATGACCAACTACCACACACCGCTTGTCCTTGTTTTCGGCAAGTATCAACTTGATGTAAGCCAGTGTCCGGTCGTGCCGAATAGCAACATCCAATGCACTCATAGGAGCATAACTTCTTTGGTCGTTACGGATGATGCGGAAGTCGTTCATCATACCTTCAATGGCGTGCATCGTGAGTGGATCACGCTTGTTCATATTAGTCCAAAGTGTTCCACCGACAAACACAACATCGTCGATGATCTTGGTGTCCTGCTCCAGCATATACACGTTAGGATACTTGGCACATTCTTCACGCATATAGTCAATACCAGCATAGAACTTACCGTGGTAAAATTCGTGATTGCCCATAATGTAAATTACGTGTGGGAACTGAAAACTGCAACGTTTGAAGAAATCTCTGTAGCGTTGAGCTGCCTGCTGTCTACGGCCAAGCCCTGCTAGATCAGCATTTGAGTACATACCGTACTCCATATGTGGATGATCGTGCAGATCCTGCGCAACACAGATGTCGCCACCTAAGATTAGAACATCGCAATTATCATCATTTGTGATGTTGATATCGCTGAATTCCAAGTGCAGATCTGATACGAGCTTGATTTTCATAGCGGACTTTCGTTAAGGGGAAATATACGTATATTATAGCATCAGTTTAATTATCTGTCAAGAAGTTAAATACACATATAAATTGGTTTGGAGCGAGGAGCGAAAAATGAGCGAAATTTTCAAAATTATAGGTGATTTGGGCTTTCCTGTGGCCGCAGCACTTGCAGGCGGGTATTTTGTGTACTTAACTATTAAACTTTTGCTCCAGGGTGTTTTGGGCAGCATAAAAGGAATGGCTGGCATTATTACCGCGCTAGATAACCGTGTAAAAACTATGAATCACGATGTTGTGCGTATTGACACAATCGTGTCAAATGCACTAGGATTAAAACCAGACGTTGACCGTATTGCTCGTGCAGACGGCAAGAACGATGCTAGGAGAGATTAATGGAACTTGAAGAACGAATCATACAGTTGCACGATATTGCTCGTGCTATTGAACAAGAAATAGGTGTCGGACAATTAAGCGAAGATATTCGCAAAGCCGCAGATAGATTGCACGAGGTGCTGTATGCGACACTATGACTACGAATGGGATTTAGAACCTTGGGGTATTGTATTTGATTCTGAGCTCAACATAGATAAGCTCGGATGGAAGCACGGTGACTATTTTAAGATTACCAATATCAACGGGCGGGCAATGTTAGTTAAGTGCGATCCGTTGGTAAAATTTATTAAGGAAGGGGAGAAAGTAAATGAGCAAATGGAAACCAGGTAACTTACCTAACAGTATCAGTGAATACGGATATGATCATCAAATTTGGACTGATAAAGATCTAGCAGTAATGATCAGTATTGCTCTTGCAGTTGGCTTCTTCTTTGGATATATCTGTAGATAAGGAGTAATTATGAATCACACAGACGAAGGCTGTCCAGTATGTGGCGGCAAACACCCAAAAAAATAAGGAGTACAGTAAATGGCATTAATAGATAGCGTATTAAATTTAGTAACTAAACAAGCAAAAGATCCGGACGCACCAAAGCCTCCGGTCGGTTCACGTTCAGAACGTGAAGCAAAATTAAAAGACAAAGCAGGTATGGTTATTTCCGTATTTGCTCTGTTATTAGCAGTCAACGCCTGGTATGGTGGCAAGTTGTCCAGCACAGTATTAAACAATACACTTGGTGCTAACAATAAATGGGCACAGTATCAAGCCAAAGCAAGTCGTGGTGTTAGCTACGAACTCGCTGCTAAGACAACCTCTGATACAAAACTTAAAGCAGAATTTCTTGCTGAAAAAGCACGTATGGAAAATGATAAAGTTGCGATTGCTGCCGAAGCTCGAGCAATGGAACACGAACGTGAAATAGCTAAAAAGTCTAGTCCGTGGATTGGATATGCATCAACAGCTTACCAATTGGCCATTGTTGTTCTATCAGCAAGTATTCTTGCAGTTAGTATGGCAATGTTCTGGGGCAGTTTTGCAGTAGCAGGTTTAGGTATTGTATTGAGTTTGAACGGTTTATTCCTTTGGTTCTAAGGAGCCAATGGTGTGGATCCGCTAACCCTATTTGCTCTCGCTAATGGTGCGGTCTCTGCTGTCAAAGCAGGATGTAAACTATACAAGGACATAAAGGGTGCGGCAGGAGAAGTCAAGGAAGTATTAAAAGACCTTGACTCTCAGTTCCACAAAGTGTACGATGGGAAACCTGTACCACCAGAAGCAAAGCGACAGCTACAAGAAGAAAAAGCTCGTGTAGTAGAATTAAACAAGAAAGCAAACGAAGGCGAACACACAGGCATATATCAAGAGATTGGCGAACACCTAGGCACATACTATGATAACTTTTACAAGTGTATGGCTGTGTTTGCAGAAGAAGAACGCCGTGCTAAGACAGAAGTATATACAGGTGATGCTAGTCTAGGTAAACGTGCTCTACAACGTGTGCTAATGAAAAAGCAGTTGGAGCAAATGAGCATAGACTTGCGTGAGCTAATGGTATATCAAAGTCCTCCAGAGCTAGGTGCGCTGTATACAGAAGTTGAAGCAATGATGAAGCAGATGGGCAAAGAACAAAATGTTCTTATTGCCAAGCAGATGCAACAACAGGCAGTAGTAGATAAAAGACGTCAAGCAAGATTAAAGCGATTAAGAGATGAGTTTGTAGTAGGAGTTGCGATTGTTATAATAATTTTTGTTATGGGTGGTGTGTTTATGTATGTGGCATACGATCGACAACAAAAATACCCGCAATACGGTGATGGGTTACTACCAAGAGATCCAACCAAGAAAGAACAAAAGTACATTTACATAGGAAGATAAGAAATGGATATCGTAGAATTAGTTAATAAGTATGGCTTTCCCATTGTTATGGCAGTTGGGATGGGTTTCATTATCAAATATGTATGGACCTGGGCAACTACCGAAGTCAAGCCGGTTATCTCAGATGCTAATACTGTGTTGATTGCACTAATCGATCGTATCCGTATGCTGGACAATGATTTGATTCGGTTGAATCAAAAGGTAAACACTGTATTACACCTACGTGGTAAGACCATTGAATGGGAACGTGTTGAAGCAGAAAAGAAAATTAACGAACATAATACAGACAGCAAAGAAGCATCGAGCGGTAACGGTTAGTACTAAAGCACCCAAAGGTGCTTTTTTTATGATTAATAAAGATCAAAATGAATCCTACAGTAGCATTATTTGTACACCAGCCTAAATGTTCAATTGAGTCTGGAAACGGAATACTCAAAGCATTACAGCCCTATTACAACTTTAAGATTTTTACAAAATGGAGACTTGACGAAGATTTCTTCGATGATGTTGACATACTAGCATTTCCGGGAGGAATCGGAGACAGTGACAGTCACGAATATCTCTTTAGAGATAATGGTGAACGCATACGTGATTTTGTTGATCGTGGAGGCAAGTATCTTGGCATCTGTATGGGAGCATATTGGGCAGACAAACACTACTTTGACCTGTTAACAGATATACGTGCTGATCAATATATAACACGACCAAACACTGATACACGTAGGCCACACGCTAAGGCACAGAAGGTAGTATGGAAAGGACAAGAAGAACGTATGTTTTTCTATGACGGGTGTGCATTTCACGGAGCAGGACTAGATAATTCCGACATATATGCAGTGTATCCTAATGGAGATCCAATGGCCATTATACAGGGCAGATTAGGCTTGATTGGTTGTCATCCTGAAAGTACTGCTAGTTGGTATAATGAATATTACAGTTGGATGAAGCCACACTATCACGATGGGCGGCATCACGAATTACTGTTAGATTTTGTAAACGATTTATCTAAGCGATAGTTTACTTTTCGTGGGCAACAAACTCGCCATTCCAGTTATCGCCTAGATCCTGTCCTTTCATAAAATCACAACGTTCGATCCACATCTTGTAGTACTTGTCCATCTGTCCGCCAAATTTGCCTTTTAGTTCTCCGCACAGAATAGCGGCTGCATCAAATTGTTTTTCTTTGTACAATGTATGCATCTTATTATGTGTCACTAGTTCTTTAGTGTAATCTGCGCCTTTTGTACGTAGTGCTGTGTAGATCAAGTCAGCTACAGTTTTTCCCTTAGGTTGTAAGTTATCTAACAACAAATAGAAAAAGTCATCTTTAGTACGATTGTAAGTTTCAGCACCAATAATACACAACACACCGTAGGCCTTGCAACGTGCTTCTAGTCGTGCCGCAGTCGAAACCATATCACCTAAGATATCATAGCTGTGTCGTTCTGTTGAACCCATTTCACCAATGAAGCCAATACCACTATTACAACCCCAACCCATTGCGGCTGGCGGTAATCCCTGTGCTTCCATAACTTTAGTGTACTCGTCTACCTTATCCAACATTTCTAAGCCAACAGCAACAATTGTTCGTGCGTGGTTAGGATCCTCAATAGGAGCACCGTGTATGTGCATACTTGCGTCACCTACATATTTGATAATCATACCTTTGTTATCTAACATTGGTTGACTGATAGCATCCATATAGCCATTCATATATTTGCCTAAGCCCGCAACATCATCTCCGTAGTGTTCGCCGATAGGAGTAAATCCACGTAGGTCACTGAACATAACTGATACATCTTTGCGAACACCACGCTTGATTAAGTCTGGATCTTTCTGTAGTAGTTCCACAACTTCTTTTGAGCAGTAGCCAGCAAACTGTTTCTTAATTGCCTGCTTTTGCAAGAACTCACTTACAAACTTTACTCCGTAAGCGTGAAGCGCAACAAGTCCAACTCCAACAACCAATAGAGTAATATCAAAGAGTTGTAGGTAATTTTGATAAGCATAAAGACTAGCATAGATACTACCACCAATAATAACCACCGTTGAAGATAATCCAACATAAGTCCACCTCGTTAAGAATAGTAATACTAGACCAGCCAACACTATGGCTAGAATTTCTGCACCGTCTGCCCAGTCGGGACGTTGTATAACAACACCATTGGCCATAGTGGCAATTACATTGGCCTGTACTTCGTGTGGCCATACAGCGCCTTTACTAGTTGGCACGGGATTGCCTATGCCTGCGGCAGTTGGTCCTACTATAACAATAGCACCACCAAAATCTTTTGGCAAATTAGTAAGCGACACCGACTTGCTCTGTTGGCTCCAATCAATCCACACACGCCCAAGATTGTCTGTAGTGATAGGACCAAACTTTGGAATACGCATTTTCTCAACGCCGCCCTCAACTAATTTAACTTGGAATGTAGAATCGCCAGCTGCTACTCGCAGTGTCTCCATAGCTATGCTAGGATAAAGTTTGTCGTCAACTGCAACAACAAGAGGTAATCGGCGATTCACTCCATCCACTTCGGGTAGTGTGTTTACAATACCAACACCTGCCGCAGCATTTTCTAACTGTGGTATGTTGGCTATGAGTCCTGGATACTGTACAATTTGATCTAACCACTCTGGGCCTAATACAGCTGATCCAGGAACACGGGGAGTATTCTTTGTCTTAGCACTAGGTACTGATCCTAGTACGACTGGATAATGTTTAAGAGCTGCGGCCAGATCGCGATCCCCGCCAGTACGATCGCGCTCAGCCATAAGAATATTGAGCACAACAAGGCCAGCGTTGCGATGATAAAGATCTTCAATAATTTCAGCATAGTTAACCCTCGGTAGTGGCCATTGGCCGTATTTGTCTAATGCAGCTTCGTCTATGTTGACCGTATAGATATTATTTTCTGTAGGCGCTTTACTTGTAATAAGTGTGTCAAAATAACGTAGTCTTACGCTTTCAACAAATGTAGGATCTGCGATTCGTATGCCCACTACTAACGCTAGGGTTAATAGAGCAGTCCAAGGGCTTAATAAGATTTTTTTCAGCATAAAATATTTATCGTAAAAAAGCCCTCCGAAGAGGGCGTGTGTATAGTCTATGACCGGTGTGTGTTATCTTAAAACTTTGTATATGACCATCCCGATCCGCAAGGATTACACTGTATATTCATACCACCTTGATCAGGTGTTGTGGGATTAGTTTGATTGATAGTAACGCCGGCACCAGTGGCACCACTGAACATTAAATCAAATCTTTTCTCGGCGCCTACTCCACCGCTTTGTGTAGCAGTTACAGTATTGCCATTGTTAGTAGCATTCCAAGGATTGGTCACATTAAAAATATGACTGCCGGCCCCTTGTTGTGTTACACTTACATTGTTTCCCGAGCCAATCATATTTTGTATAGCTGCACTATGATTGCCCGTGCCGTCTTGTTGTATATTAAAGGTATTGCTGACTCCGGATTTTAATTCTATGCTGGCCGTTTTTGCAGCACCTTGTTGTGTAATTGTAAACGTATTGTAATCAACATCAGATGTAGCACCTGCCTTGACTGTGGCATTATGCCCACTACCATCTTGTACGACCGTAGTTTGATTACCTGTTCCTATTTGATCTACGCTAACAAAATTGTCAGCCGCATATACTCTTCCTGACATTAAAGATATTATAAAAATAATAATAAATGGGAATGAAAATAGACCGAAAGCAATTAT